TAATATCATTAGTATATTTGTACTGTTTGCATCTATTATTGGTTCTTACTATACGTTAAATGGTAAGATAGAAAAGGCAATGGCAATGCCAAAACAAGAAGTATCTGCAAAAGATATTGATGCTATGAAGAGAGAATATGATTTAAAAATAGAAAAAGTTGCGGTACAAGCCAAAGAGAATATGGATGATATAAAAGAAATAGAACGTAATTTTAGAAGAAAATGAAAGACTACTTAAACAAAGCCAAAGCGTGGTACTTACAAATGTGGGTAGATTACCGAAAACAAATGATTGCAGTACATTGTTTTATTGCATTAGTTATTATTGGTGAGATATGGGCAGCATTAATCTAAAAAACTTTACGTTAGATGAATTTGATTCACCAGATTTGCCAACATCTGGGCAAGAGATGGACTATGTTTTCTTGTCAAAATTGGACAATGCTCGTGATATTGCCAATATTCCTTTTAGGATTACAAGTGGGTATCGCACAGCATCACATAACAAGCAAGTTGGAGGAGTTCCAGATTCTGCCCACACAAAGGGTAGAGCAGTTGATATTGCAGCAACAGGAGGTAGAGAAAGATACGTTATCATTAACGCTTTACAACAAGCTGGATTCAATCGTATCGGCATTAGCAATTCCTTCATCCACGTTGACGATGACCCTTCAAAGCCAGAGCAAGTTATCTGGACATATAACTAATACTGTAGGTAATACAATATGTCTGGAGTAAAAAAAAAGTTTAAAGATACCGATGTCGGTAAATTCTTGCTTCAAAAGATACCAAATGTTGTTGGTGCTATTGCTGATGATACTCCCATTGGGAATGTTGTTCGTGCCATTATTGGTGGGTCAGAAATGTCTGATGGAGATAAAGACCTTGCTCTCAAGAAACTTGAGAAGGAAATCCACGAATTCGATGGGATTACCAGAAGATGGGTAGCAGATTCAAGGTCATCAAGTTGGCTAGCACAAAATGTGAGACCACTAACTTTAGCGTTTCTAACAATAGCTTTTGTGACAGGATGGGGATTACAGCTAGAAGAATTAGATGTAGTCAAGGAGCTTCTTACAATAGTATTTATTGGCTATTTCGGTAGTAGGGGTGCTGAGAAAATAATTGGTAATAAACATCATCGTTAAATGGCAAAACTACAAGTATCGTCTTATACTAAAAAAGATAAGTCTAAAAGACCTAATACCCACGCTAAATCAAAAATATCAAGACTAAAGACCTCTAAGAACTATAGGAAAAAATATAGAGGTCAAGGCAAATAAATTTGCGTTATAAATTCAATAGGTGTATATTTGCACTAAGGAATGTGAATTCAATACACCATTGGATGTCCTATATTCTTTGTTTATCTTGTTTCTTGTTAAGGGATGGGGGGATTGTAAAAGATTCCCCTTTTTCTTTTGGCACTTGGAAATAATTTATTACATTTGCCAATATGAAAACTATAAATGATAAACTGGTCGCTATTCAGGGGAGACTGAAAGCACCGAAGAATCAACGCAACAGTTTCGGTAATTACAATTATCGTAGCTGTGAGGACATCTTAGAGGCTGTAAAACCACTTCTAAATGAATTCAACTTGACAGTTAACTTAACTGATGAAACTATTCAATTAGGCGATTTGTATTTTATTCAAGCTACTGCTGTAATTAGTGATGGTGAAAAGTCTATTGCTGTAAAAGCACAAGCAGGTATCAATCCTAATAAGAAAGGGATGGATATTGCACAATCCTTTGGAGCATCAAGTAGCTATGCTAGAAAGTATGCTTTAAATGGGTTGTTCTTGATTGACGATACTAAAGATGCTGATGCAACTAATACCCACGACAATACAACTCCTGTAGCTAAGGCTCAAGAAGATGATGGCAAGGCGTGGTTACAAAAAGATTCTGTTCAGTTTAATAATGCCAAGAAGGCAATACAAGAGGGCTTCTCCTTGACTGATATCAGAAAGAAGTATAAAGTAAGTAAAGAAGTAGCTAATTTATTAACATCTTAATTATGAGTAAAGAAAGAAAATTTGTAGGAAAGGGTAAAAAAGTAGGAGACTACGATTTAATCAACATTTCTCTAGCCAAAAGTAAGTTAGAGGGAAATTGGTATGAGTATAATGGAGAGCATTATATTAAGCTAAGTGTAGGTGCTTTAAGGGAGACTGACCAGTATGGAAAGACCCATAGCGTTTGGATTGATGATTACAAGCCAGATGCCACTAAAGCCAAAGCTAGTTCCAATGTTGAGGAAGTAGATTTACCATTTTAGTAACTAAATCAGGGAGGGTCTTTTGGCTCTCCCTATTTTTTATTATGAAACACAAGAAGAACAAGGTAAAGTACATAAAAATAGATTTGAATATGGATGGTTTAACCACTAATGAGAAGATAGTTTATTCCCACATAAAATCACTTTGTGAAGGGATTAGACCTTATTGCTTTGCTAGTAATGAAAGTTTGGCTAAGACCTTTGGAATGAGCCAAAGAACTCTGTATCGTATTTTAAACGATTTAGAGAGAAAAAATTTGATAAAACGAGAAACAAAATCTATAGGCAATTATGGTAAAGAGAGACGTATTAAAGTTGTTTCTCCAAGTGCCAAATTGGCAGATATATAGTATATTATTATATATAACACTTAGTGTTACATTGTAGTACTTAGTGATATATAATAATAAAATAAATTATAACACTATGTATATAGAAGATAAATTTAGAGAATTAGGAATCACATTGCCAACCAATCGTTCTGGTCAGTTAACCACTAAGTGTCCAAACTGCTTGAAGTTAGGTAAAACCCACCACAATGCAAGATGTCTTTCTGTTAACACAGAGCTTGGCTTATATAATTGCCACAAATGTGGTTGGAGTGGCAAAGTAAAAGAAACAACATTTATGAGTGAAATTAACAAGAAATATAGTTTACCCCAAGAAGATAACCATATAGCAATCACAGACAATGCAAGAGCTTTTTTGCATTCACGATGTATAACAGACGAAGTTATCGCAAATAATGGGCTAAAGAGTTCTGTAGATGGCAAGATGATAATTTTCCCATATAAGAGGGATGGCAAATTAGTAAACTACAAAACAAGAGGCGTTGATGGAAAGTTCTTTCTACAAGCCAAAGATGCAGAACCTATCATTTACAATTATGATGGTGTTGCCAACAAAACTCCTATTGTGGTGTGTGAAGGTGAATTAGATTCATTGTCTTGGGAAGTAGCAGGAATAACAACCCACACTTCAGTTAATATGGGTGCTCCAAATGTAGGGGATAAGAATATCAATAAGAAGCTAGAGTGTATTGATAACTGTTATGAGGTATTTCAAGATGCTAAACTTGTTTACATTGCCACCGATAATGACGATAATGGCAGATACCTTCAGAAAGAGCTATTGAGACGTATTGGAGTCGAGAAATGCAAATTAGTCGATTTTAGCCCTTATAAAGACGCTAATGAGGTATTAGTCCACGAAGGTGTAGAAAGTCTCTTACATCGCCTTAAAATGGCTGATACGCCTAAAGTGGAGGGTATCTTTACGATGGATGAGGTAGAAGCTGATATTTTAGATGGATTTCGTAATGGTCAAGATATGGGTACTACCACTTACATTCCACAAGTTGATGCAGCGTGGACTTGGCGTAATGGTGAGCTTAATGTTTGGACTGGTTATCAAAACGAGGGAAAGAGTTTATTCTTGAATCAATTAGCTGTTATTAAGGCAGCCAAAGAAAACTACAAGTTTGCAATATTTTCTCCAGAGAATATGCCAATGACTGACTTCTACAATGATATCATTGAGATGTATATTGGCAAATCAGTAAACCCAAGATTCTCCCATCAAATGACTGAGGCAGAATTATGGGAAGGTATGGCGTTTGCCAAGAAACATTTCTTCTTGATATATCCAAGTAAGCATTTCTTGTTAGACACTATCTTTGACAGAGCCAAGTATTTAGTAAGGTCAAGGGGTATTAATAGTCTTATCATTGACCCTTACAATACTGTCCACCACAAGATGTTGTCTGGTGAGCGTGAGGATTTATATATCAGTAGATTTATGAGTCAGCTAAAAAGATTTGCACTAGATAATAACATTTCAGTACATTTAGTGGCTCATCAAACAACGCCAAGAAAAGATGATGCAGGGCGTTATCCCAAGCCAGACGTGAATTATGTAAAGGGTGGTAGTGAATTTGCAAACAAGTGTGATAACTTGATGTTTGTTTGGAGACCAGAAAGAGCTATAGACCATTCAAGTAAAAGTGTTATATTTGGTTCACAGAAGATTAAGAAACAAAAATTAGTTGGGCATCCTCAAGATGTTGGTTCTATAGAATTCAACAGAAAAGACCAAAGATATTACTTTAATGGTAGAACACCATTTACAGAAATAGATGAGGAAAGAGAAAAAAATAGGGTTAACGTTACCACTCTACATACTGAATCGTCAGAAAAGAAGAAAGTGGCTAACGATGAATAATTATCGGAACTGGCATTATCAAGTCAGTAATGATATTAAACGTAGATTTAAAAGCGACATTTATGACAAGTTGGATTTTAGATTTGATGGGAAAATTAAGATTGAGTATTTTTATTTTGCACCAGACAAAAGAACTAGAGATTTAATGAATGTAATTAGTGTTGTGGACAAATTCTTTCAAGATGCTATGGTTGAGCGTGGCTGTATAAATAGCGATGATTTGTCAACTGTGGTTGAGGTCAATTCTTGTTATATGGGGATTGATAGGCTAGAGCCAAGATTAGATGTATTAATAACTGAATTATAATATGTATTTACAACTTTTTCCCATATATGGTTTTATGGTAGGTATCAATTATTGGAATTCCGATATGGATGAAATACCTCAAGACGAAACAGAACATTTGTTCCAAATAATGATTGGTATAATAGGAATATCATTCCACTACTGGAAATGAGAGTAATTGATATACTTGCTGATAAACACGAAGACTGGCTTAATATGGCTAAGTCTTTTGGCGTTTCTGATGATGATGCCAATGAGCTTGTTCAGCAAATGTATATTAGAATTACTGATTATGTTAGCGATGTGGAGAAAATACTCTACAACGAAACTGAGGTCAACACCTACTATGTTTATGTAACGCTAAGAAATCTTTATTTACGCCACCATCACAAAAACAATCCAAAGGAGGTGTATTTAGAAGAGCAAGAAGATATAGACCAGATTACTCCTGTGGAGAATATCAAGGAGCAGAAGGAGAAGTTTGATGAGATTTTTGACAAGATAGACAATATTACCAAAGATTGGTATTGGTACGATAAGAGAATATTTAATATTCATTTTTATGATGAAATGAGTATGAGGAAAATTTCGAGAGAGACTAAAATAAGTTTAAGTTCAATATTCAATACATTAAGTAATGGCAAAGAGAAAATCCGCAAAGGTGCAATCGAAGAGTACAGAAAGTACATCAAATCAAAAGGTTAAATCTACAGGTCTAGGAGATAGTGTAGAGAAGGTTTTTAAGGCTACAGGAGTGGACAGGGCAGCTAAGTTTATCTTAGGTGAAGACTGTGGCTGTAGTGATAGACGTGAGGTCTTGAATAAGCTATTTCCTTATAAAAAACCAGAGTGTTTAAATGAGAAAGAGTATAATTTTCTTACTGCTTTCTTTAGCAAAAACCATAGTAGAGTAAAGCCAAATGAGCAACAAGCTCTATTGGATGTGTACAATCGTGTTTTCAAGGACAAAGTACAAATGACTTCTTGTTCTAGTTGTTTCTTGAATAACGTACTGAAAAAGCTAGAAAGAGTTTATAAAGAATACAAGGTATGACAGTTTCTAAGGGCAGGTATGCTTACTCTTTTAAACAAGGTAGAGATGCCGAAAACAGATTTAAAAATTTAATGGAATCTAGGGGTCACGTTTGTGTTGAATCGTCAAGATCCGAAAATATACATAAACATATAGACTTCTTTGTTGATGGTATTTCTGTAGATGTTAAGGGCAATAGACATTTAGAAACTATTTGGTTGGAAATGACAAATGTTAAAGGAAACAAAGGATGGCTTCAAGGGGAGGCTAAGTATATTGCGTTTGACATAAAAGAATTAGAATCATTTTGCTTGTTCAAGACGAAGGATTTATTTGAATTCGTAGAAGGAATAACTGAAATAGCTAAAGACAAAAGAGACTACTTGAAACTGTACACTAGGGAAAATAGAAAAGACGTAATCGTTAAAGTTAAGTATTCAGATATAGAGCATTTAGAAATACAACGAATAAATTATTGAACAAATGATTGATTCAATAGGTAAATATTATGAAGTATATTTTATTTTATATTGTAGCTAGGATAGTAGAAAAATTATTAGTTAAATTATATTACGATACAATAAATAGAGAATGAAGTTTTATAACGATTGGGATGATGACCTTTATTGGAAGTCAGATTCAACAGCCAAAAAAGATACTGACCCTATTGTGGAGTCGGTAAAAAAGAAATATGATGCTAGGAGTAGAAAAGGAATCGAAAAGTACAATACTACTCTTCAGGATAACCCTGATGGGTTTTATGCTTTCTTGAACCATCTGCAAGAAGAATTGATGGATGCCACTCTCTACATAGAGAAGTTAAAGAAAATAAACAAATGAAAGAATCTGAGTTACTTAAAATGAAGCGAGACCTCAAGCTAACACAACAAGCATTGGTCGTTGCCCTTGAAAAAATTAAACGTTTAGAGGATGCCACTTTTAAAACCAAAGAAGTACGAGACGAATAAAGACTTTATAAAAAGATGTATGTTTAATGGCAAGATGGGTCAAGAATATACTGATAGAGAGCAGCGTTATGCTGTATGTCAAACAATCTGGAAAGACCAGTTCAATCCAAAAAAATAACTTTTTTCTTTAGTTATTCATAAATTGTTATATCTTTGTTGAAAAGATAGACAATGAAGACACTAAAATTACTTTTCTTTAATCCCCAATACCTTATTGTATTTATTGCTATAGGTGTATTGTTTATCCTTGATGCTATACTTAACCTTATTGTTACTCCATTCGTTCTTTCAATGGAGGGTCTGGAACGACTTATAAAACGATTGTTAAATTTAATTCATTAAGAAATGGGAAAAACAAAAGAAATGTGGATGGAAATGAACCACGAACAGTCAGCAAGTGAATTCTATGCTAGACTAGAATTGCTAAGGCAATGTAAAGAAGATTTGATTAGCGAAGAAGTTTCACCTGAAATGAAACGCATAATCCTAAAAGCTATATTGGTATGAGTTCTACAGTAACTACTTTAGATGGTAGGTTTTGGAATACTCAAGACTTATTGGAGAAGATGCACGATGATGAATTCTATTATGGGTATCTTGGTGAGAACGCATTATCTAGTTCAGCTTGTAGTAAATTATTAGATTCGCCAAAGAAATATCGAGATAGTTTACTTAAACGTGAAGGGGAGAGTCAAGCTCTTAGAGATGGTTGGCTATTCCATTGTAAGATACTAGAGCCACATAAATGGAATGAGATTACTTTTGTAGAAGGCACTAAGGCTAGTAAGGCTTATAAGGAAGCACTAAACTCTCACGAAATGGTTTATACCAATTCGGAGAAATGGAACGCAGAAGATTTAGCTGAAGTCTTTCTTAGCAATTCAAGATGTCTTGATATGGTTAAGCATACTCGTTCAGAAGTTCCTGCTGTCGGTGAAATAATGGGTATGCCATTTAGAGCTAAGGCTGATATTCTAGGGGATGGGTATATTGTGGATTTAAAGACCACAACCATTAGACAGGGTGGCTCATTGAAAGATTTTAAGTATTCTGCCGACAAGTGGAATTATGATATGCAGATGTACATTTATTGTACTTTATTCGATATACCTTATGATTGCTTTACTTTTGCTGTTATAGACAAAACAAGTAAAGGTCTTGGTATATTTGAATGTAGTAAAGATTTTTATTTATCTGGTAAGTTTAAACTAGAGCAGTCTGTCCAGATATATAGAGATTATTTTATAGACAAAAAGAAAGATGTAACTGAATTTTATTTATACGATGTACTTTAGTAAAGACGAATGTTATAAAGATACTTATCTGAGCTTATGCTTAGGTTTATTGGGTGAAGATGAGGTTCGTCATTTGTTGAATTATTACAAGGATATAGAACACTACGAATGTTGTAGTGGGATAGCAAAAGCATTTAAAGATTATAGAGATAAAGATTATGAATTTGATAGAAGTAGAAACACAGAACAAGATTAAGCTATTAGCCAAAGATACAGTATGTAAGTACTATGGGATTGATATAGCTAAAAGAACAAGAAAAAGAGAATATGTATTGGCAAGGTCAATGTATTACAAACTGTTAAGAGAAAATACTAAAATGAGTTTCCAAGAAATAGCTGACTCATTTAACAAAGACCACGCTACTGCAATGCACTCCATTAAGCAACTCGATGGCTATATGGAAACGGAACTTGTACTTAGAGCCGACTTTGCTGAATTACAAAGTATATTTTTAGATGGCGTTGACTCTCAATTACTAAACAAATATGATGGGGAAGTACAAGAAGAATCGGCTCAATACTTGAGACTCCTTCAAGACTTTTACCAGTTAAAGAGACGTTATAATAAACTAAAAGAAGACCATCGAAAGTCTATAGAAATGAATAGCGTTTTGAATAGCAACTATAAAAGTTTGTTCGATAGACATAGAGAGAGAGAAAATTATTACAGAAGAAACGGATTTATAATAAAATAGTATGGAAGAAAAGAAAGCAAAGAAAGTAGATGGCAGACGTAATAATGGTGCTATCAAGGGAATATCTAGGGGTCAAGGGAGACCACCAAAGGTAAAAGAAAAAGAAACGAATGAGCTTACTCTAAGAGCTTTAAAGAAGGCTTTTGGTAGTGAAGAGAAGGCTTGGGTATTTGTAGCTGAAAAAGCCTCTGAAGGCAACTTCAATTACGTTAAGATGTTGTGGGAATATCGTTATGGTAAACCAAAGGAGCAACAGAACTTAAACGTGAATACGAATGTTAATATTCCAGTAGTAGATTTTAGTAAACCAAAAACAGTTGATGTTGAACATAAAGAAATAAAAGATGACAAGTAAAGAAATTAGAGAAAAAACAATTACACAAGGTAAAGAGATGCCAGATGATTTCTGGAACTATTTAGTTAATCCAATAGTTGGTTATCATATTGCTCCAATTCGAAAACCTATAAAATAATGATATCAAGTAATAAAGAAATATTTAGTTTTATAGAAATATTGGCTAAAAGAAGAGGGTATTCTGTTTCAGAAGATGGAACTTTTTATAGCAACAGAGGCAACGTAATAACCTATATTGACCATAAGGGATATAGGAGAATCACATTAAAGATTCAGGGAATGACTAAAGCGTTGTTTGCCCATAGACTACAAGCCTACCAAAAGTATGGTATGGAGCTTTACAAAGAAGGAATTATGGTTCGTCATTTAGATGGCAACAAAACGAATAATTCAATAGACAATATTGCATTAGGAACTGCTAGAGATAATATGATGGATGTTCCAAGTGAATTAAGAAAATCTAGGTCAGCTAAAGCAGCCAGACAGACTATTAAGTATAACAGAGACGAAGTAATTAAATATTATGAAGAGTGTGGTAGGTCAAGAAAAAAGACTATGGAGCATTTTGGTATATCTTCTTCAGGGACTTTACATTATATTCTAAAGAAGAGAAAGTTTAATGATAAGTTATGAATCAAATTAGTCTCCATCCAAAATACCAAACAATGTTTAATAGTGATAGTAGATACTATGTTATTACTGGTGGGCGTGGTTCTGGTAAATCATTTGCGGTAAATACATTCTTGGTACTACTCACTTATGAGGAAAATACAAAGACTTTGTTTACTCGATATACTATGAGTTCAGCCTCTATGAGTATTATACCTGAATTCAAAGAGAAATTAGAATTGATGGGGATTGAAGACCAATTTGAAATAACTAAAACTGAAATCAAGAACAAACTCAATGGCAGTTCAATATACTTTAGTGGTATTAAAACTGCTAGTGGAGACCAGACTGCAAAGCTGAAGTCAATTCAAGGGGTAAATACTTTTGTATTGGATGAGGCTGAAGAGCTTATTGATGAGACTTCTTTTGACAAGATAGATTACTCGATTCGTAGTAAGACTAATAAGAATAGATGTATATTGATTCTAAACCCCACCACAAAAGAGCATTGGATATATCAAAGATTCTTTCAGAATAGAAGTATTCCAGATGGTTGGAATGGTACAAAAGAGGGGGTTACTTATATCCATACTACCTACCTTGATAATATAGACCACCTAAGTAAATCCTTTGTTGACCAGATAGAGAGAATGAAGGAGAGAAGACCAGAGAAATATCGCCACCAAATACTAGGCGGTTGGCTACAGAAAGCAGAGGGCGTTATATTTAATCATTGGCAGATTGGTAAATTCAATGATGAAATAGATTCAATATTTGGATTAGACTTTGGATTCTCAAATGACGAGACAGCCTTAGTTGAAATTGCTATTGACAAGGAGCGGAAGATTATTTGGCTCAAAGAACATTTGTACAAGAAAGGTTTAATTACTAGCCAAATATACGATTACTGTATTAGGATAGCAGGCAGGAATTTAATAGTTAGTGATAATAGTGAACCAAGACTATTGGCTGAAATGAAGAGAAAAGACCCACCATTAAATATAGCTCCAACAATAAAAGCTAAAGGCTCTATTGTAACTGGTATATCGCTTATGCAAGACTATAATATCAACGTGGAGGGTGAAAACCTCATTAAAGAATTTAATAACTATGTGTGGGCTGTAAATGGCGTTAAACCTATTGATAGGTATAATCACGCAATAGATGCAGCACGTTATGGAATTCAATACCTTTTAACTAGAAGTGTTCCGAAGGGGATGTATATTGTAAGATAATATTTGTAGATTCAAAATATATTTGTATATTTGAGAAGTGTAAATGTCTTTCATTTTGTTTATATTAGATTTGTTTTATAGTGGGGGAATAATTCCTCCACTTATTTTTTGTATATATAAAAATATTACTATATTTGTCTAGAATTGATTTATTATAAGTATTTTTATTTTTCGTTAAAGGGCAGCTATAAAAAGTTGCCTTTTTTCGTTTATTGTTTTGTCAGTTGGAAAATAATTTATATATTGCAGCCATAATTTAAAAACAAGATAATTATGATTAGAATTAGAATAATTGACAGCAAGGGAAATGGAGTGTGTTCATTTAACTGCGGAGTTAAAGAAAGTGTTTACTACAGGACTAGTCGCTTTCAAGGTTGCTCTGTAGTTGAAATGGAAAAAAATAGCGTAGGTACTTTCTTGATACTACAACTAGACGAAGAAGAAACGCCATCAACTACCAAAACAAAAAACAACAAATAATATGGAACAAGTAGAAGAATTACCAAAAGTACAAATCGCAGAAGACGCTCTACACAAGTC